AAAACAATAGCAGATGTATTAAATGCTGTTATTTTAGTATTAGCAGTAATTCCTCCTGGTTTACCTATTATAGCTAAGGCTCTTACTATATTATACGAATTTACTCGTCGTATTGTAAGTGGATTAAGAACAATTTTATCTATAGTAATTCCCATGTTAGAATCTGCTATTGAGGTTTTAGAAGATTTAAAAAGACAATTACGCGAATTAAATCAACTTTTAGAAGAAAGAACTTTAGAATTTTTAGATGATTTAGAATTATCAGATTATCTAGACCAAATCCTAAAATCCAGCTCAGACCCATTATCAGATATTAATCGTCTGTCAGGTGAATCAGATGAAGATTATTATGATAGGCTAAGAAATTCTCAATCATTATTAGATTATTTAGGTAAAAGAAATTTAGATTTAAGTGAAAGTGATTTAAAAAATCAATTAAGTAATCTTAACCCATCAGGGTTACAATCATTAGCAAATAGAATCCAAGATCCTAATGCAAACCAGTTTGGGGAATATAAAGGATTTAAATTTGCTATTAAAGAAGAAAATGACTCTAAATTTGTTGTAAAAGGAAATAAACGACACTATGCCGTAGCTATTAATAAATTAGGAGTTGAAATTTTAAAAAGTGCATTTTCATTTACATTAGATCCACAACAATTGGTAGAACAATTAAAAATAATCATAGACCAACGAAATTTACAAGGATAAAATATTTATAATTATGAATACTAAAGCATTTAAAAGATTAATTAAAGAAGCAGTAGTTGATGCTATTCATGAAGAATTACCATTCATTCTTGAAGAGCACATGGCTAAACAAGAAAAAAAAGCATTACGTGAAAATAAAACAATGAGTTTCTCTAGTAACGATGTAATGTCAGGCAATCCTGATGTTAGATCATCATTGCGTGCTAAAATGGGTGAAGCATTTGGGTTTCAACAACCACAACAATATCAGTCAAGCATGCCTTTAGAGGTTATACGTGACCAAGTTGATGAAAATACAGGTGAACCTGTAAATCCATATTTAGCTTTTTTAGCTGATTCAGCAGCTAACATGACACCACAAGAAAGAGCAGGACTTAAAAATTTAGGATAAAATGCCAATACCTCAAACAATACGAGTAAATCCGTTAGATTTACAAAAGAATATTGTTATTGGGGTATCTTTACCTTTTAATGCTGCTGGGGTATTTAATAATACTTATAGTACTAAAGATCAAGTTAAGTCAAATTTAATTAATTTACTTTTAACTGATAAAGGTGAAAGAATTATGAATCCTGAATTTGGAGCAGATATAAGAAAATCATTATTTGAAAATATAACAAGTCCTGATTTAGATACATTAAGAGTTAAAATAATAAATGCTGTTAGTATTTTTATTCCTGAAATAGAATTAACAGATGTAGCTATTATTCCTGAATTTGATTATAATTCTTTAAATATAACTATAAGTTACCGTTTACTTATTTCTAATTCGGCTGATCAAATAACTGTACAATTTACATAATAATGACTCAAGATAATAAAAACGTATCATATTTAAACAAGGATTTTAGTGATTTTAAAGCTAATCTTATAAATTATGCTAAAACCTATTTCCCTAATTCATATAATGATTTTTCAGATGCCAATCCAGGGGCAATGTTTATTGAAATGGCTTCATATGTTGGCGATGTAATGTCATTTTATGTTGATACTCAAATACAAGAGAACTTTTTATTATACGCTAAAGAAAAAGAAAATTTATATGCAATGGCTTATACTTTAGGGTATAGACCTAAAGCATCCTATGCATCTATTGCTAACGTAGATATATTCCAATTAGTTCCAACAATAATAGTAAATTCAGTAGCTGTTCCTGATAGTAGATATTATTTAATAATTCCTGCAAATACTCCTATTACTTCTACTACTACTCGAACAAATTTTATAACAACACAGGATATAGACTTTAGTGATACTGGAAGTGCTACTATTACTCTTTATAATGATTCTTATTTTCTTGTTAAAAAATCAACTCCTGCAATATCAGCTGAAGAAAAAACTACTACTTTTACATTTAATACTCCACAAAAATTTGCTACTGTTAATGTTAGTGATACTAATATTTTACAAATAACAGACGTAACAGATAGCGATGGAAATAAATGGTATGAAGTACCTTATTTAGCCCAATCTTCTGTATATGATAAAGTAGCTAATCCTAATTATACTACAGATCAAGTTCCTTATTTATTAAAATTAAGAAGAGTTCCTCGTAGATTTGTTTCTAGACTTTTATCTAGTACATCACTACAATTAGAGTTTGGAGCTGGGGTTTCTAATAAGTCAGATGAAACTATTATACCAACTCCTGATAATATTCAATTAGGCTTAATACCTGGAACTTCTAATTTACTAAGCAATTTCAACCAGGCTTCTGTATATTATACTCAAGAATATGGATTAGCTCCTTCTAATACTACATTAACTGTTAAATATTTAGTAGGGGGAGGAATTACATCAAATGTTCCTGCAAATGATTTAACTATTATTAATTCAACTAGTGCTTATTTCAAATCAGGAATTAATGACAGTTTATCACCAACAATTTTTAATAGTGTTATTTCTAATAACCCGGCTCCTTCTGCTGGTGGTAAAGGTGGAGATGAAGTAGAAGAAATAAGAAATAATGCTTTATATGCTCATGCTTCTCAACTACGTGCTGTAACTAAAAACGATTATTTAACTAGAACTTTATCTTTACCTTCTAATTATGGTAATATTGCTAAAGTTTATATAACTCAAGATGTAAATAATACTTCTCAACAAGCACAAAATTCTAATTCTTTAGCTTTAGATTTGTATGTATTAGCTTATAATTCAAATAAACAATTAATAACACCTTCTACTACTTTAAAACAAAATCTAATTACTTATTTAAACGATTATAGAATGATTACTGATGCTATTAACATCAGAAATGCTTTCTATGTAAATATAGGTATAAATTTTGATATTATTGTTACAAATGGGTATGGCAACCAAGCAGTTTTAAGAGATTGTATAAATGCTTTAAAAGATTTCTTTAACATAGAAAAATGGTCAATTAATCAACCAATTATACTTTCAGATTTAACATCCCTTCTATTACTAGTAAAAGGAGTACAATCCGTTCCTAGTATTAGTATAATAAACAAACAAGATACCTCAGGGAATACTTATTCACCTTATGGATATGACATTGAAGGAGCTACTAGAAATGGAAATGTATATCCATCATTAGACCCTTCTATATTTGAAATTAGATACCCGAATGCAGACATACAGGGTAGAGTAGTAGTAAGTTAAAATTAAAATAAATAAATTATGAATATAGATAAACTAAAAGGTCATATTCCTGATGCTGTTATAGCTCAATTACCTGATACAATTACTAAATTTGAATTAAATACTCCTTTACGCCTAGCACATTTTCTGGCGCAAGCTGGCCACGAATCAGGCGGATTCAAAGCGTTAAACGAAAATTTAAACTATGGTGCGAAAGGATTACTAGGTATTTTTAAGAAATATTTTCCAACAGAAGCTTTAGCTAAGCAATATGAGCGTAAACCTGAAAAAATTGCAAATAAAGTTTACGGTGGCAGAATGGGTAACGGCCCTGAAGCTACAGGTGAGGGATATAAATTTCGCGGACGTGGTTATATTCAATTAACTGGCAAAGATAATTATAAGGCGTTTGATGCAGTTGTTACTGAATCGATTATTGATAATCCTGACCTAGTAGCAACTAAATACCCATTATTATCCGCTGCTTGGTTTTTCCATAAAAATAGTTTACATAAATTAGCAGATGGTGGTTCAACAGATGCAGTAGTAACATCTATTACTAAACGTGTTAATGGCGGTGCAATTGGTCTACCTGATCGTATCAAGCATTTTAAAGAATATTACGCTGCATTATCATAAAATAGATTTGTAGTTACCATATTTATATGTAGTAATTACTAATTATGGCTGTTTACAAAATATTTCCCGAAAAGAGCGCTACTCTTTATTCATATTATCCTACTCTTAATGCAGGATTAGATGAAATTTTAGAAGCTAGTACCTATTATTCATTACAAGGTACAAATGAAGTATCTCGCCCTTTAATTAAATTCCCTTCAGATCAAATAGCAGATATTATTGCTAATAAAATCAGTGGAAGTAGTTTTGATGCCTATTTAAGATTATATTTAGCTAATGCTTCTGAAATTCCATTAAATTATACCCTATTTATACATCCTACAGCTAAAGATTGGGATATAGGTACTGGTAGACTAGGAAATTCTCCTATTACTACAGATGGAGTAAGCTGGTTATATACTATTTCTTCAGGAAGTGGACTTTGGATAAATGCGGGCTTTCCTTCAGGTATAACAGGTTCATACTATATAAGTGGATCTGTAGGTGGAGGCACATGGTATACAAGTTCAATTTACCAATCAACCCAATCATTTACTAATATATCTTCAAAAGATATTGAAACTAAAGTAACTAATACTGTATTAGCTTGGAATAGCAGTTCAATAGCTAATTATGGATTTATTTTAAAACATTCTTCATCTTTAGAATTTACAACAGCTTCTAAATTTGAACTAAAATATTTCTCAGGTAATACTCATACTATTTATCCACCTGCTCTTGAATTTAGATGGAATGATTCATCATATGTTACCGGATCTCTTACAGTAGTAACTTCAAGTTTTTTTGCCCTTACATTAGGGAATAACAAAGGTGAATTTCAACAAGACTCAGTTCAACGTTTTAGAGTAAATGTTAGAGATCAATTCCCATCAACAATATTTAGAACATCGATAAGTTATGCTAATTCAAAAGCTTTACCTACTTCTTCCTATTGGGCAATAAGAGATTTGGATACTGAAGAAATTGTCGTAGATTATGATACATCTTATACTAAAATAAGTTGTGATACTAATGGTAATTATTTTGACATTTATATGAATGGTCTCGAACCTGAACGTTATTATAAATTACTTATTAAGACAATAATTAGTAATAAAGAAACAATAATATCTGATAAAGATTACATCTTTAAAGTTATAAGATAATGTCACAAATTCCTATAGAAAAAATAGTATTTGATAAAGCTGCTTTTGATAAAGTTAAAAACAGACAATTTACCCAATTACCACCAGCTAATGCTACTGGGGCACAAGAAACAGCTGCTCCTACTTTTACTATAGAAGATTTTTTAGCATTATTTGATTCTTTATATGATTTTATACCTAATGATGTTTTAAGAGCTATGTTAGAAAGAATAGCAGCTACATTAGGAATAAGAATTGATGATACAGATATTCAAGCATTATTAGAAGAAATAACAGCATTAAGACAACAATTAATAGAAATACAATTAACTGTAAATTCAATACCAAAAGAAGGATTTTAATTCTTACAAAATAGATGGCAGATAATATTAGAATAGTAGGTAGTATTTTAAACACAACACAAGTATCTCGTTATGATATTAGTGATTTGAGATTAATTACTTCTCAAAAAATTAAAAAAAGCTTTGGAAATCCTAATGACTACATAGAATACCATGTGTATGATATAGGGGATACTCCATTAGAAGCTAGCTATAACTATCTCGGATATAAATTACCTTCAGATATATCTCTTAACCCAGGAGTGTCAGTAACTCCAAGTACAAGAAATGCAACCGTTAGTGGAGATCAAGTAGGTACTGTTTCTAACTTAACTACTTCTTCTACATATCCTGTTATTGAAATAGATCCTGTTCAGGATCTTCAAAATCTAGGATATACCTCTGGAGAATTTAAGGTTCAATATAATATATTTAATAACCAAATTTCATCTTTTCCTTCTGCTTCTTTATTTATAAAAGAAATTTCTCCTGACAGAACAGAATTAAGAGTAGCATCCGTTGTATTATCAAACAGTGAAATAGAAAGTGGATCTATTAAATTAATTAATACTTACAATTCATCTTCTACTTTTGATCCCTATCTTTTAAATTTTGGGAATAATATTCAAGAAGTAGTTACTAATATAGTTTTAAACAGAATAGATACCGGATACGAGATACTATTTAAACTATATAATGAATTAGATCCTAGTATTGTAGAAAAATCCTCACTGTGGGTTGTAGAGGAAATCTCAGTTCCTTATATTTTTGATATTAATCTTGATGCTATATTATCAGCTCCAACAGGGAGTAACTTAAGAGGACCTAATTTTAGAGCAATAAGTCCAAAGCATAATACTACATCAACAGAATATAAAGATTTTAATGATTTATCTTCAGACTTAGAAGGCTTACAAAGTTTAAATGTTTCTCAAAGTATTAGCATTAATGTAAATTATAATGGTGGTTTTACTAACTTTATAACTTTTGGTTCTGCTTTATCTCGTGTACAAAACTTCTTCTCAAAAATACAGCAAATTGAAAGCTATAATAGTTTTATAAATCAATATACTCCTTATATAGCTCAAACAAGTAGTCTTCAATCTGAAATTAATTCATATACATCTAGTATTAATGGTATTATAGCCAATTTTGATGGATTTGAAAATTACCTATACTTTGAATCAGGTTCTTTTTTATCATCTGATATATATGGAATTACTCCTTATCCTAAATCAGGTAGTAACAAACCTTATACTCTTTGGCCTTCAACTTCACCAACTGCTTCTCTTTGGTATTCAAGCTCCTCAGATAATGCTTCAAACTATGATTTAGATAATAAAGACTACTTCATATATTCAGTTCCTTCTTATGTAGTGGATGATCCTAATAATGCTAATTATATTACTTTTATTAATATGGTTGGGCATTTCTTTGATAATATACTAATATATGTAAAGTCAATAACAGATATTAATAAAGCAAATAATAATATAAACTTAGGTATTTCTAAAGATATTGTATATAGTACTTTACAGTCTTTAGGAATAAATGTATTTAATAGTTTAGGTAATCAAGATATAATTTTATACTTATTAGGAAGTAATACTGGGAGTGCTAATTATAGCAGTTCATTAATGGACTTTTCAGCTACAAGTAGTTATTTAAATAATATCCCAAAACAAGATTTGCTAGCAGAATCTTTTAAAAGAATATATCATAATTTACCTTTATTATTACAACGAAAAGGAACTATAGCTGGCTTAGAAAATCTTCTTTCAATTTTTGGAATATCTAGTAGAAACTACTACACTATAATCTCAGGATCTGTTACATCTACTTATTATACTCCAACAGGCAGTTTAATGTCTAGTAGTATATTAAGTATAAAAGAATTTGGAGGTCAGTTTAAAACTAATGCTCTAAATGAATATAACAATGATAAAGTTAGAGTTGTAAATGATGCTTTAGTAGGAACTGTATTATCTCCTTTTATTAGTATTAGACAATATGCTTCTGAGTCTTCTAAATTTAGGTCTACTGATAGTCAATATGTTGATATTTCATTTTCTCCTCAATTACAAATAGATTCTTATATATCAAAATCAATATCTTCTAGTAATTCTACTTGGCTATTAGATAATTATATAGGAGATCCTAGACAATTATATAGTAGCTCATATGAAGATTTAGTAGCCCAACAAAGAATATATTCCTTTCAAGGAACAGGATCATATCCTGGATTTACAGGATCATTATTAGATTATAACTCTTTCTCTCGATTAATTCAGTTTTTTGATAATTCTTTATTTAAAATGATAGAGGATTTTATTCCTGCTAGGGTTAACCTTACCACAGGAATTACTATGAATTCTCCTATTTTAGAAAGAAATAAAATATCTTATGCTCGTCCTAATGATACTACAAACCAATTTATTTATTCTACAAGTATAAAAACATCTAGTTTTTATTCTCCATATGACAATTACTACAAATACTTATCTGATTATAGAAAACCATATTTTAATGGTGAAATTAGTGGAAGTGAAATAGATATACATAATAGTTATTTTATTCCTAATAATTATAATCCTTATTTATATAATACAAGTTCATATAATATAGGATTACCCCCTGAACAACAAATTGACTATAGTAAATTTATACATTCTGATTTCAATGTACTATTAAATAATATTACACGTAGTCTCCAATCACCCAGCAGACTAAACCTAGAAATCTCAGGTAGTACAGGAACTTTAGGATCAGGTTCATATGCTATTTTTACAACATCTTCATTACAAGACTCTTATTTATCACTAGATTCATATAACTTACCACGTTATAATGGAGTAAAAGTTTCTAGTGCTACTTATAACACATATACTAGCGCTTCTTCAAATTATGTCGGGGATTTATCCTATGGAAAAACAGCAACTATAGATCATTATGTAAGAAAACTTGGATTATTTACTCAAATTGTAAGTAGTTCTTTCTTTTATAGTCGTAATTTAGTTGCTTTAAAATACCTAGTAGATGAAAGTGGTAGTTTAACAGAATTAAACCAAAATAATACTTTAAACAATACTAGTCACTGGTATGAGTTGCAAAATACTTTTAAATTAGGAACAATCTCAACTGTAGCTTTATTTGATAATCAAAAGTTCATTGACCAAAAAAGTACAGATGGACCTAAAACTATTTTTGATGCTGGTTATTCTTATACCCCTCTACTATACTATACAGGGTCCGATACTAAATTATTTTTTCAGTATGTAGGAAAAGGAACTTCAATAATCCCACATTTCAATAATAGTGGATTTTTTATTAGTGGTTCTACCCCATTAAGATATACAGCCTCTGTAGTAGCAACAACCGGTAGTATATTTAACATTTTTGATACCCCTGATACTGCTTTTTCTAATGGTAATTCTAATTATACTCTAGGAACATCAACATCTTTTCCAACCTATAGTGTACCTCAAAATGCTAATATAGCCTTTTCAGCTCATTTTGGTATAAATTTTCAATTTCCAATAAGTCAAAATACAGCTTCATTTGCTTTTAGCAGTGCTAGCTTATCTAGATTTGTAAATCCTCAAACAGGATCTTTTATAGTGAATGGAATTACTGTAGCTGTAACAGGAAGTACTCGCCCTGCAAATACATCAACTGCTTTCTTTGTATCCACAGGATCAACAGCAGCTAATACAATAACAGCTATAGTAACTGCCTTTAATGTTAGCAGATCTATAGAACCATACAGTGCCTCTATTCAATTCATTTCAGCTAGTGTCTCAGCATCTAATGCTATATTATTTAGAGCCTCATCTAGTGGAGCCGGGGAAATAGGAAACACATATTTTGTAACCTCAGGAAGTACTACATCTTATTTTACAGGTGGAGAGAACAGAGTAACTTATAAATTTGATATAGTAGCTACAGGATCTAATTTTAATAGTCTTACTACTTTAGTTACACAAACTCAAACATTTACTTCTTCACTAAATATTTCCCCTGTAAATGTATTTGATTTTAATCTAACTAGTTCTTATAGAGATTTTAATCCTGGAGATCAAATTTCTTTTCAATTAAGACAATATGGTTTAACAACAAATAATTTTACTGCTTCTTTAGCACGTACTGGGGATGGAACACAATATGATGGATTAAGAAATGCACTAGCAACAACAACAACTGGAATTAATCCTTTTGCAACAAGTTCTGGTGCTCCTTTCTTATCAGGATCTGAGGGAAATAATACTCTTATATTTAGTAAAGCCTTATCAAATTTTGTAGATTATTTATATCTACCAGCTACTAGTTCTGTAGATCTACATCCACTTTATGGAAATTCTAATTTGAATTTTTACCCCAAAATTGGAGATATAATAATAGTTTATTATAATAATGGAAGTCAATTTCAAGAATTAAATATTAGTAATGTAACCATTAATAATAGTAAATTAACTTTAGGTGTAACTCCTACTTTGGTTAGTAATTTAATAACAGGATCATACGATGCTAATACAGTAAGTGAAATTATATTGCTTTCTAAAATCCCAGATGAAACTAATGTCAATTTAGTTTTTGATAAAGTAGATGGACAAACATCATATGGTTTTTTAATACCTCAAAATTTATCACCTGAAGTATTAAATAATATTGATAAGATAACTAAAGAAGTAAAACTAAAACTTCTTAGTGATCAATCAACAGCAGTAAGCAACATTAATGGAGGAACCTTTGGTTAACATCCTCTAATTTAATATATTTATAGTATATACAACATAAAGAATTATGGCAATTTTAAATCCAACCTTAGTAACAGTAGATGCAATACTAACCACAAAAGGTCGCCAATTACTAGCACGTAATGATGGCTCTTTTCAAATTACTCAATTTTCTCTAGCAGATGATGAGGTAGATTATACTCTTTATAATCCATACCACCCATCAGGTTCAGCATATTATGGTGAAGCTATTGAAAATATGCCTGTAATTGAAGCATTTCCTGAGGATACACAAATGATGCGTTATAAGTTAGTAACATTACCACGTGGTACTTCACGTTTACCTGTTATCAATGTTGGATATAATAGTATTTCCTTACGTCAAGGAGCTTCATTAACAATTACTCCTCAAACACTTAATTATTTAGGTGCTACAAGTACATTTGAAGCAAATGGATATGTAGTTACAATTGCTGATTCTCGCCTATTATCTTCATTTAGTGGTACAGGAGTAACAGTAACAACCCCAGGAATAACAGATCTAAATACAACTTCAGGAGCTGTACTTTCAACAAGCCAAATAGGTACTTCATTTACATTAACTGGTACAACAATTAATACTTTATTTGGATCTAGTTTGTCTACCTTAACAACTACACTTACCGTGATTGGTAGAGATAGTGGAGCTAGAATTACTATTCCTTTAAATATTCAAAAAGTATCTACAATCTAAAATAATATAAAAAATGTCATTTTCAAGGTACAATACAGAAGATTCAGTAATTAGTTCAGAAATAGTCGTACGTGGCTTATGGAGTGGTGATACTGGTTCTTTATTAACTTTCTTTACAGCTAGTGGATATACCGAATATTATTTAGACGTATATAATGCTAATGTATCAATATCTCCTTCAGCATCTATTCAATTTAGTATTCAATACGGTAACTTAAATGGATCTGGATCTGCTCCTATAAATGCGGGAGTTATTGGTTATTCTCCATCTCGCGTTGTTTATGGTCAATATAGAAATTTAGTTTATGGAACTGAAACAACTAACTTTAGTTTTGATGGAGGTACTTCAACTTCAGATTCTATTTATATAATTAATATTTCAAGAGCTCGTTATAAAGAATCTTTATTCCCTGGTTCTTTTAATTTAGTTCTAGCTAGTGGAAGCGGAGGTAACTTACTACGCTTAACAGATGATAGTAATACTACTAGTTTATCAAAATATATAGGAGAAAATAGATACTATAATATAATAAGTGGTAGTAATGGTTCTTATTATACCACAGGAAATCCATCAACATACTATGGATTTTTATTCCCTGATCTTAATATTATTATTTTAAACGCCTCAGGATCTTTAAATGGATTTATAGTACAACCAAATACAGCTTCTGTTTCTAGTCCTGTTTATAATAATGTAAATTTATACAATTCAATTGTTTCAGGATCTAATGGTGCAAATGGTAGCTTTACTTTAAAATCTTCCGAAACAATATCAGCTCGCTATTTCTTTACTCGTATTAAAAATAGTGAATATAATTATACTTCAAACCCATCTATTATAGATAGTAATGGTAATTTATTATATACAACTTTAATTAATAATCCTCAAACATATATTACAACAGTAGGTATGTATAACGATAATAATGAGTTGTTAGCTGTAGCTAAATTAAGTAAACCATTAGTAAAAGATTTTACTAAAGAAGCTTTAATTAGAGTTAAGTTAGATTATTAATTTATGTATGTCATCATTCAAAAAACTAAGCAAATCAGACGTTTCGTATGTTCCATATACTGCTAATAAGCAATGGAACTTATCTTTTTCATCATACCCACAAGATGGCAATTATATAACACTCTATAAAGGTACTAATTTAACTGGTAGTTTTGATGTTATAATGGATCCTGTAACTGAGAATCAATATGAGCGCTTAGTTTATGATCAAATTAACCATTTATTTTATCGTAATTTTAGTGGTTCTCTTCTAAATACTTCCTCATTAGCTAATTCAATATACTACGAATCAGCATCTCAATTTCGTCCTTCAAGTTCATATTTTATATATGATACTAATCCTAATTTTATAAATAATTTTCCTACAGGTGCTAATGAAGGAATTCGTGTATTAGGAATTAATCAAGATATATACGGTAGTAAAATATTACCCTACAACCTTATTTTATCTTCTTCTGCTTATTATTTAACAGATGATGGTAATGGAAATGTTTATGATGGTGGAATTACTCATGTTGGTAACATATTTTATCCTCAAGGATTAGTTATAATTACTAATCAGGATTATCAAAATATGTTCCCTCTTCCTCCACTTGCTGTAGCTGACATTATTAATGTTAGGGCAAGTGATTATGATAAGACAGGAAGTTTATTACTTAATGATATAGCTAGATTTGGAACCCTAATTACAAGTTCTGTTATTTTATCAGGTAGTACAGATCAACTATCAATGATCAAATTAACAGGCAGTTTTAGTACTAGTGTAGCATTAATAAATGACATCCAATATAAGTTTTTCTCTCAAGGAACTTATGATGCTTACTATACAGTAAAATCTACAGGTAGTTTTGGACAACTTACATCTAATAAAGCACTAATTAGATTTAATATAGGTCAAGCTGATTGTGATTTTGGGTTTAATGTATTTTTCTTTGCACCAACACCAACACCTACACCAACTCAAACGCTTACTCAAACATTAACACCGACACCAACACTTACTCAAACATTAACAAATACACCAACACAAACACCTACACTTACTCAAACATTAACACCAACACCAACAAATACACCTACTAATACACAAACATTAACACCAACTCAAACAGTAACACCAACTCAAACATTAACACCAACACCAACACCAACATTAACTAGAACACCAACTAGAACAAATACTCAAACAGCAACTCAAACACCAACTAGAACACCAACTAGAACAAGAACATCTACTCGAACTCCTACACCAACTCCAACAGCAGGATCAATTGGATTAAGTTATTTATTTTATGCAGAAGCCGCCCTTAATGGTTCTGCTCCTAGTGGATCTAATAGCTCTGCAGATTCAAGCCATGGATTTACTGTGACTAGAGCCGCAGTTAATGTATTTAATGATAGTGCAGATGCGGGTGCATTTTCGTCTATTAAATTCGGTATTCAAAATCTTGGACCAAATAGTGGTTCAGCTGATGGAAGTACAATTGTATATGCAGGGGATATTATTACAATATCAGGCGAAGATGGTTCTAGTTGTGAATGCGATGATAATACAGGAATTTGTGTTAGTGGTAATACCTCTTATGGAAGTTGGACAGCACTATTACAAAAATCAGGCACAGGTAGTCTTAGTATTCCTTTAACAGGCAGCGGTGCCGATAGAACCTTCACAGTAAATAATAATATGGCACTATCAGCTTCTTTAGGTTGGAATATTTACGTAGAAAGCACTGGAGATATAGCCGGTTGTTAAAAATAAATTTGTTTATTTTATAAAAAGTAGTTATATTTAAGTTATGGATAAGATTTATATTTCTATAGCATCCTATAGAGACCCCCAACTATTACCAACATTACATGATTGTATTAATAATGCAGATCATCCTGAAAATTTAGTATTTGGTATAGCATGGCAACATGCTGAGGAAGATACTTGGGATGATTTAAGTGAATTTAGAAATGATACTCGTTTTAGAATTATTAATATTGATTATAAAGATTCTAAAGGAGCATGTTGGGCTAGAAATCAAATTCATCAATTTTATCAAGATGAAAAATACTATTTACAACTAGATTCACATCATCGCTTTATTAAAGGATGGGATACTGAGTGCCTTAAAATGTTAAAACAACTTCAAAAGAAAGGACATAAAAAACCATTATTAACTTCTTATATTTCATCTTTTAATCCTGAAAACGATCCTGAAGGACGAGCAATGGATCCTTGGTGGATGACTTTTGATAGATTTATTCCTGAAGGAGCGATTTTCTTTTTACCTGCAACTATACCTAATTATAAAGAATTAAAAGCTCCAATCCCTTCTCGTTTTTTATCTGCTCATTTTATTTTTACATTAGGTCAATGGTGTAAAGAAGTTACTTATGACCCTGAATATTATTTCCATGGTGAAGAAATCTCATTAGCAGTTCGTTCATATACTGCTGGATATGATTTATTTCATCCTCATAAAGTAATTGCTTGGCATGAATATACAAGAAATGGTAGAACTAAACAATGGGATGATGATCCTAAATGGGGAGATAGGAATAATGTAGCTCATAAACGCAATCGAGCTTTATTTGCTATAGATAGTGAATGTAGATGTGATATGGATTTTACAGGATTTGATTTTGGAACAGAGCGCACTTTACAACAATATGAAGCATATGCCGGTATTCGTTTTAGAGATCGTAGTGTTCAACAGTATACTAGAGATAATAATATAGCTCCTAATCCTGTTATAACTAGTCCTTTATTATATGAAGCTTCATTTTTATCTATTTTTAAACATTGCATAGATATAGATTATAATGATGTACCCTTAGATGATTATGATTTTTGGGTAGTTGCTTTTGAAGATAAAGATGGAGATACAATATATAGACAAGATGCTAGTATTGAAGAAATAAATATTATAAAAAATGATCCTGAAGGATATGGAAAAGTTTGGAGAGAGTTCCCTACATCAGTAAAACCCTTTAAGTGGGTTGTGTGGCCTCACTCGATATCTAAAGATTGGTGTGAACGAATTACAGGAGATTTACCCTTATAATAAATAAAAATGGACAAAAATAAAATATTAGTAATACAATTTTATACTGATAATGTACCCTATGGTTCTTACTCAGAAGCTATAAATAAAAAATATTGTGAAGAAAAAGGTTATTCTTATTTCTGCGAAAAAGATACTGCTAAAATTAGAGCAGCTCTAGAAGATAGAGCCCCAACTTGGTAAAAACCCAAACTAACAGAGGAAGCCCTAAACATTTACAACCCAGAGTACATTTTATTTTTAGATGCTGATGCTGTTGTTTCTGATTTTAATCAAAACATAGAAGATTTTATAGATGAAAATTATGATATGGTCTTTACAGAAGATGTTGGACATCATAGTGCAATGAATGCTGGGGTATTCATATTAAAAAATAGTGAATGGTCTAGAAGTTTTTTAAAAACATGGTGGGAAGCAGCTAATGTTTTTCTACCTGAAGATTCTAGAGATCTTCCTATATTAGGACAAAGTTTTGGACAAGTAGGATATTTTAAAAATGCTTTATGGCATGATCAAACATGCCTTACTATGTTATATGAAAGTAATGAAGACATTAAAAATCATATAAAAATAATAAGCAATAACTCTTTAAATCATAGAGAATATAATAGAGGAAACTTTATATTTCATGCTTTTGGTTATGGTCATACTCATAACAGAACCCTAGATATAATATACAGAGAAAAATTTCCACCAGACAATACTGAAAATATCAATTTAATAGTATATCATATATATTGTATAAACAATTATTTAGAAGTAGTTAAACAGCAATTAGATCGTATTAAAGCATCTGGTTTATATGATTGGTGTGATAAATTAGAAATTACTTGTATTAATACTAATAATAGATTTGAAGATGTTGAGGAATTATTAAAAGGACTAGATAAAGTTAACCTAAATAAATTCATTAGCAATCAATATGAATATGAAGGAATAAATAAAGTATGGGAATATTCTCAAAAATATAGTGGAAAAGTATTTTATTTTCATACTAAAGGAGTATCTAATACTTATGATAATATCCAAAATAAACAAGAATCAGATAAGAAGAAAAAAGGTGTTGCATGGTGGAAAGAAATAATGGAACATTATCTTATAGACAATTATCAAGATTGCTTACAAAAACTAGATAAATACGATCAATGTGGAGTAACCTCAGTTGATAGATGGTGGTGGGGTAATTTCTGGTGGTCTAATTTATATTGGATTCAATCAAATGAAAAACCAAACCCAGGAGATAGATGGTCTTTTGAAGCTTGGTTAAACAGTAATAGATTTCCATCTCATCATGAATGTTTTCATTTTGAATTTAACCCATATTATACTTTCTTACCTCATGATATAACTAATAAGAATTTATACAAAGATGCTAAAATTGAGGTTATTAGTGCTTTTTATGGTATTTTAGGAGAACAACAAGATGAAGCTAAACCATTAATGGATAGAACAGTAATTGATGTAACAGAACAGCTTAAACAAAATTTAATATCAAATAATTATAGAGGATTTGATCTTCATGTTGATAATGGTATAGGAGGTGATCCTTATTTTGGTATCGTAAAAGCATTAGAAGTTAACTTTTTATTAAATGATATTGAATGTGCTATTGTTGTAGATGAAAATAGAAATTTAAAATTTTCAATATGAAAATAGCATTAATGTGTTCTTTATTCTTTAG